ACGAGCAGTATTCTTAAAAGGCGATCAAGTCTTTCCAAGAGAGGTCACAAGATACCAGTACGCAAGCCAAAATCTTGTTGGCACAGGAGTACTTGAAATAGGTTGCTCAAGCGGATATGGCATTCAGTTCTTTCCTAAAGATATTGACTACACAGGTGTTGACTACGACCCAATAATCATTGATGTAGCAAAAGAACAAGATTGGGGATACAAAGCCAATTTTGTTAATGCAGACATAAACAAGTTTTGTTTGGAACAGTACGACACCATTGTGGCTTTTGAAGTTATTGAACATTTGGACAATGGACTTGAAGTTGTTGAAAGACTCAAACAACATTGCAAGCGACTGTTGATTACCGTACCCATGAATGAGCCTTTTGGCTTTTGGGGGCCGCATCACAAATTGCATGGCTTGAACGAAAGCCATTTTCTTGGTTTCAAGTTTCACTACATTAATGAAGCTGGAGCAATTTCAGAAACGCCTGAGCGCATCACGCAAAGCAATCCTTGCAACCTGATGATTTGCCGGTGGGATGATGAGTAAGGTACTTTGCTCAATTGCCACCAGAGGCAGATACTTCACTACGCTTCCTTTGGTTATTACGGCAATCATGAATCAGACCAGATTGCCAGACAAGCTGATCATCTTTGATGACAATGATGAGCCCAAGGACATGCGGAAAGAAGGGTTGTACCAAAACTTGTTCTATGTGTTGGACAGCAAAGGCATTGCTTGGGAATGGTTATTTGCTCACAAAAAAGGTCAACACCATATCCATCAAATAGCAAACACAATGGGTTATGAGTTTGTATGGCGTGTTGATGATGACGCTGTACCTGAGCCCAAAGTTCTTGAAACGCTTTGCAGATTCATTACTCATGATGTTGGCGCTGTAGGTGGGACAATCATGAATCCACCGCAGTCTCTGGAATATTTCAATTCAACCGGCTTGATTGAAAACATTGATCGGGAGCCAAACATTCAGTGGGGCTTGATTAAAGAAAAAAAACGGGTTGAACATCTTTATCAATCTTTCATTTACCGTGCCGGTGTCCATGATTACAACCTTGGCTTGTCTAGAGTTGGGTTTCGAGAAGAAACCATATTTACCTATGGACTACATCAAAGGGGTTACAAGCTGTTTGTCGTGCCCAATGCAATCTCATGGCATTTGAAAGACGCACACGGCGGCATCCGAACAGAAAAAGACCCGTCACTGTATGACCATGACAACCAGATATTCAAGAATTATCTTGCTATGGCAAACGGCACTATTGTGGTGCTGAACTGCGGTTTGGGTGACCACATTGTGTTCAGCAAGGTTTTGCCCAAGATCAAGAATGCACGGGTGTTTACTTGCTACCCAGATGTCATTCAAGGCGAGTCAATTGCCACCGCCATGTCTTTGTACGGCGACATCGAGCAATGGAACATCTACAAAAAGATGGATCAATGGAAATGGACAGAAAGCTTAGAAAAGGCTTTTGAAAGAATGTACCTATGATCATCATTCATCCATTTTCCAAAGCTTTACTGTCAGGTAAGGTAAACCCTAAAAACTTTCCATATTGGCAAACATTGATTGCCATGATTGATGAGCCCATTGTTCAAATTGGCGTGACCGGCGAAAGGCAATTGGTTGATGATTTCAGATGTGATCTGCCTATTGCCGAACTCCGCAACCTAATTCAAGAATGTCGGACATGGGTAGGTGTGGACAGTTTCTTTCAACACCTTTGCTGGACAGAAAACAAGCCAGGCGTAGTGCTGTGGTCAGTGTCTGATCCGCTGATCTTTGGGCATCCGAAAAACACTAATTTGCTCAAAGACCGGTGTTTTTTGACTCCAAACCAGTTTTTGTGGTGGGATGCCACCGAATTCAACATTGACAGCTTCTTGCTGCCAGTGGAAATCATCCCTCACATACAGGCCAAAAACCTCTAGAATCAACGGGATACGACCGAGGAACACTATGTCTGATTACACTCGTCTGCGAACCCCGTTCCTGAACATGAGTTTCACACCCGATGTGCCCAGCAATGCTTTGGGCCCAAACGAGTACAACAGCGGTTTGAACGTAGAAGCAGATGTGCGTGGAATTAAAAAGGTCAGCGGCGAACAAACCATTTTGTCGGCAGTACCAGGCAACACCATTTTCATGGATGGCAACTTCCGGACACAAGCAACGTGGGTTTACATTGTTGCTACCCGTGAAGGTAAGTGGTATCAAATTACAGCTTTGGGTATTACCAACATTACCCCAGGCTTTGGAGCCAATCCGGCGGCAGCATTATCCGGATACAACGATGATTTAAACATTACGACATCATGGGTTGGCGGTGTGTTTTTCATCAATGACACATTGCGCCCACCGATGTACTACCGTCCGACCGACACCGAAATCCAAATTTATGACTCAGCGCCGGACAATTTTGTTTGGAATTACGGCACAAGCGTGGTGGCAACCCGTGCAGCGTTTGTACGCAACTTCTGTTCACCCAATGTTGGCAACATCCTGATTGCTGGCAACCTGACCGAAGATTTGGATACCAGCGTCACCGTCAACTACCCAACAACCGTCAGATGGTCACAGGCATTTGCAAATACTGGCGTTCCAGCCACTTGGGAACCAACCCTGACCAACATTGCCAACGAACAAGAAGTGCCCGTGCGTGGCCCGTTGATTGACGGCTTTTTCTTGGGTGGCAACTTTTACGTTTGCTCGTACTGGGACACCGTAGTGTTCAGCCCTATCGCCTATCAAAGCAGCACAGCTCCAATTTTTGGGGTGCGCTTGTTTAACCAAGGCCGTGGCTTGCTGAACAACAACTGTTGGGCCAACACTGATCAGAACGTTTACGGGGTAGACAGTCGAGATATTTGGGTGTTTGACGGGTCTAATTTCAATTCGCTAGGCAACCAAAAAGTCAGAAATTACTTTTTTGCCAACTTGAGCCCGACTTATCAAGACCGACTGTTCATGGTCAACAACACACAAAAATATCAAATTGAGATCTATTACCCTGATCTCAACAGCATCGGCTGGTGCAACAAGATGTTGGCTTGGCGGTATGACCTTAATGTTTGGAACGCTCCAAAAGACGTACAGGGAGCCTGTAACGCTTGTGAAGCACCTGTGTATAGCTCAGGCTTTCAATACGCCTCCAGATGCGTTGCCTACGGGCGTGGCGGGGTGTCCAGCGCCCAGCTTGTTCAGACCGGTCAAGGTAATTCATTCAGTGGGTCTGCCATTTCTTCGTTGTTTGAACGCAACAACGTGGTTTTGCAGACTGAAAAAGGGCCGGTTCCTTACAGTTCCAAGGTGTACATCCATCGAGCCCTGCCTGAAATAGCTGGCACTGGGACGGTTGACATTACTCTTGGCGGGGCAAACTCAACTGCTCAAACGCCGGTTTATGGTCAAACAGGCAATGTGAGCATAGTGACCGACAATCCTTGGGTGACTACCCAGCAAAATTCTGTGCGTACCGTGTCCATCAAGGTGGAATCCAATGATGCAATATATGCATGGAATTTGACCGCCATGAATTGGCAAGCCAGTGTTGTTGAGGATGCGTTCTAATGCCATTTGCACTTGACGGCAACCCTTCGCCTTCAGAAATTTCTGAGGCAATTAATTACATCTTGGCAAACCTGAGTGCTGGGACACCGCCTGGTCAATATGTTGTCAATAACAACCCCACAACAGGATTTATTTCCAATTCTGTAGGCACTTTGCTTCAGTATCAATATCGATACTTGGATGTGAAATACGCCGACAACACCGCTGGCTTAAACTTTACAGACAACCCTTACGGCAGACTGTATTTTGGCCTTTACAACACTGATACGGTCACAGAAAGTACTGATCCTAATCAGTACACATGGTTTCAAGTAACAGGTGGATTTGGAGCTACAAAGACGTTATGGGTGGTTACTGCCGGTGGTCGCCATGCATCATTTGCAGCTTCACAGGAAGCGCCTGATTTAAATCAAAACTGGAGACTTGTGCCGGTTCGATCCATTGATTTGGACAACCCATTCATGCCATTCTTACAATGGATGTCAATCAAATTTGCAACCGATTCTGTAGGCACAGGGTTTAGCAATAGTCCAACAAGTGCCACTTATTACGGCGTAGCAACCTCAGAAACAAATACTACCTCCACCACACCATCAGATTACGAATGGTCGCCTTTTGCTTTTGGATCAACTTATCAACTGTATTACCGTTGTTTTGGTGGAAGAAACATTTCTTTAATTCCGGCAAGCAGCAAGCCCATTGGCTACATTCCATACATTTATGGCACAACATTAAACTTGGATGTTGCCACATTGGGTGCAATGAATGACATTGGCATCATCTCAAGTGACCCGTTAATTATTGAATCGCCTTACAGATATTTGTTGGTGTTGTATGGAACCAGTTTAACTGGCGGCACGACATCTACAAATCCTTCTGGAAAAACTTGGTATGGTCTTCAACCTTCAGACATTATTGCAATTGACTCAAATCCTGCTGATTACACATGGTTTTCTGCCGGAGGAACTTTTGGATCTGGTTTAAATCTTTGGGTAAGAACAAGTGGCAGCAATACAGTTCAAATTAGTTTATCAAATGATGCTCCTGATAACACTGGGTGGTTTAATTTAACAGCGCAAACAGAAACAATTGATCCATATGTTGATCTTTATATGAGATCAGGTTTGCTTGTTACCAGTGTTACCAGCCCGACATCTGGGCGCATAGGTTATTCAAACCTTGGGGCAAATGGAATTGTCAATTTGAATCTTGATCCTTATGGAGCGGGTGCAAATACAGATGGCTATGTTTTTAATCCCGCACTTACAGCATCTGTTGCTGTAGATCAATTTGGTCGAATCATCCAAGCATCAGCATTGGATACTGTGCTTTACAGCACCCTTCAAACTCTTGCTACTGCCGGACAAACTGCATTTACTTTTTCCAATACTCAAACAAATCAAATTCTTGTGTTTCGCAATGGTTCATTTTTAAAACCTGGCACTGACTTTACAAGAACAACGACAACGGTTACTTTGGCAAGCGCCTGTGCATTAAATGATGTTATTCAGATGTACTACATCAGGTTAATTGATGCAGTTACAACATTAGACAAAGTGCCATTTGTTGTTCAAAACCAAACATTGGTTTATGGTCAAACATCAATTGTTACAACCAACATTGATGGAGCTGAAGTATTGTTTATTAACGGCGCAATGATTGTTGACTCAGACTATGACTACATTGGCACAAATCAAGGTTATGAATTGTTTACGCCTTCAGTTGGTGGCGATTGCAATATTGTGGTGTTTGCTTTTAACAATGCAAGCGTTTTAATATTTTCTGAAAATTACACACAAACAAATTATGCAAGCACTAACGTAGTATTTCCAACTCAGTTTTACAGAAATTCACATTTAATGTTTTTTTGCGGTGCTTTGCTTAAGCCTGGTACTGATTACACAATACCTGGATCTGGCACGTTAAGTTACAACTTCACCATAATTGGTGCTTTGTCGTTTAGTGGTCAACCGGCTCAATTTATTGCTTTTAATAAAGCTGGCGAAGCATCTGCATCATCTGGAGGTTCTGCTGGTGTTTTGGGTATGGATATGCCTTTTGTACTTGAATATGAGCCAAGCATGATGGATTTATACAACGACATGAAAAAAGAATTACAAAGCTTAAAATCTGAAATAGAAATGCTGAAAGGTACAAAATGACCCAAGCAATGAATCTGGCAAACTTTGCCAATAGTCTGGACTCTTCCGGTGGGATGCCACCCAGTCAACTCAATGCGCCTGTAACGATTGCCAAAGGCGGTACAAACGCTGCAACTGCATCTGCTGCCAGAACAAATCTTGGCCTTTTAATTGGCACTGATGTGCCTTCGCCTACAGGTACAGGAGCTTCAGGTAATTGGCCTATTAACATTACAGGAACTGCGCCATCTTTGGCAACAACCAATTTCACAATTTTACAAGTTGGAGCAAATTTGGTTATTAAATATGGTGCAACCACCATAGTGACAATTTCATCGGCTGGCACTATCAGTGCAGGATAAAAGGGAGTAAAGCATGGCAACAACATCAATTGGCGCACCAGGCGTAGTTTTTCCAGATGGAACAACTCAAGCATCAGCCTCACCAGGTTCTGTAGTTACAACAATTTATACATCTCCTTCACCGTGGACAAAACCATCAACAATTAAAGCGGTAAAAGTTACGCTTGCTGGTGGCGGTGCTTCTGGTGGTGGCGGCTCAAGTACTACTCCCGGCGCAACTGGTGGCGTAGGCGGTAGTGGTGGTGTTTTATATGGATATGCACAAGGGCCAGCAATTCCCGGCCCTGTAACAGTAACTGTCGGTGCTGGCGGTGCGGGAGTGGGGGTGGCAACGGCTGGAAATAATGGCGGTGCAACTTCATTTGGGGCTGTTTTTACTATTACTGGTGGTACTGGTGGAGCTGGTGCTACAACAAGTCCCGGTGCGTCCGGTGCTAATGGCGGCACAACCGCAATAACATCAACAGCAACAAGTGCATCAATATCAGTAAGTTCGACGACTCTTACAGGCACTAACACAGTAACTGTCCAAGGTTGGGGTACAAAAGGTTCTAATAATGCTG